TGCCCCGGATGGCTTCCAAGCTGAAGGGGCAGGAGACGGCACCCAAGCCTATTGTGGTGGGGCAATCGCGCAGTCCCGCCCGACGTATCCGCCTCGATGAGGGAACCGTAAAGGCTTCCCAGCGACTCGGGGCCAGCCTTGAGGATACGGCCCGATACGCTGAAGCGATTCAGCAAGCGGGAGACGGCTATGTCAATATTGACATTAAGCGCGGAAGGAAATGACAATGACGATGCACAAGACGCGAGAGGACGAATCTCGCAAGCGTGAGTGGAAAGAACCCAACGAGTTGGATGTGCCGGAAAGCCTGGTGCGCCGACTGAAGAGTGAGGGGTTCGGCACTCGCTGGATCCGAATCTCTGCGGAGGGGAAGCCGGATCCCGTCAATGTCATGACCCGGTTGCGGGAAGGGTACGAATTCGTCAAGCGAGAGGACGCCCCCGAATGGGAAGGTGCCCCCAGCTTGGATTACGGATCCCACGGCAACCTCATTGTGATTGGGGATCTGGCCCTGGCGAAGCTGCCTCTCGATATTTCGCAGTCTCGCACGCGCCAGATCAACGAGAGGACCCAGTCCCTGACGGATGCGATCCAGCGGCAGCTTGCCGAGAATCGCAACCTCAACAGGGCACTGCCGGTTTCGAATAGAGGAAGTAGCAGTAAGGTGTATTCGGGCGGCCGTACTCCTACGCTAGACTAACCAATAGGCCGCTTGTGAGGAGAGTGTAACATGGCTACTACCAAGCGGCCTTTTGGCCTCCAGCCGGTTCGAATTCGTGGTGGTGCCCCGAATACCGGAGCGCTGACGACCTATCGAGTTGGGGCGTCGGCTGGTCCCTCGGACATCGGTGACGGCGACCCCGTCAAGATGATTCCGGGTGGCCAGATCCAGGCTTGCACCGCTGCCGCCGACTACGCCATTGGCGTTGCCAAGGGCTTCAAGTGGGTGGATCCCGTTACGAAGCGTCCGCAGTGGAGCAACTATCTTCCGGCGGGCACGTCGTCGGCGGACAGCAACATCTACGCCTACGTCGTTGACGACTCGATGGCCACCTTCATCATCCAGGCTGACGCCTCGGTGACGCTGGGGGACATGGGTCTCAACTTTGAGTTGTCGGCTATTGCGTCGGTCAACACCTCCTACGGCAAGTCTCAGGCTGTGCTGAAGGCGTCCACGCGAACGACGGCTACCAAGCTGGTTCGTCTGGTGGGTCTCTACGACACCCCGGACAATTCGTGGAACGATGCGTTCCCAATCGTTGAAGTCCGGTGGGTCCAGCACCGCGATACTCAGGCTTCCGCTTTCTAAGGAGTGACACCATATGGCTGCAATTACTAGGGCAAATATCGCCAAGCAGCTTCTGCCGGGACTCAATGCGGTCTTCGGTGTGGAGTATGGCTCGGTGGACGACCAGCACCTTCCGCTTTTCGAGATCGAGAACTCGGAACGCGCCTTTGAAGAGGAAGTCCTCTTCACCGGATTTGGCACTGCGCCGACGAAGGACGAGGGTGCTGCGGTCGAGTACGACAACGCGCAGGAAGCCTGGACTTCGCGGTACACGATGGAGACGGTGGCTCTGGCCTTCTCCATCACCGAAGAGGCCATGGAGGACAACCTCTATGACACCTTCGCTCGCGTCCGTGCCAAGGCCCTTGCCCGCGCGATGGCGAACACGAAGCAGGTTAAGGCCGCCAACATCTACAACAACGGCTTTAACCCCAACTTCACTGGTGGCGACAACGTCCCGCTCTTCTCGGCTTCGCATCCGACGATTGGCGCGGGCAACTTCAGCAACACGGTGGCGGTGGACCTGTCGGAGACGGCGCTTGAAAACGCGCTGATCAACATCAGCCTCTTCCGCGATGACCGTGGCATCCTCATCGGGACGAAGGGCGTCAGCCTCCACATCCCGCCGCAGCTTCAGTTCGTTGCGGAACGCCTCCTCAAGACGCCGGGGCGCGTGGGTACCACGGACAACGACATCAATGCCCTTCGCAACATGGGCATGCTGCCGAGTGGCTACCACATCAACCAGCGTTTCACGGATCCCAACGCCTGGTTCATCAAGACGGATGCGCCCAACGGGTCGAAGATGTTCAACCGCGTTCCGCTTCAGACGAAGATGGAACCGGACTTCGACACGGGTAACCTGCGCTTCAAGGCCCGCGAGCGTTATGCGTTCGGTTGGTCGGATTGGCGCGGTTGGCTTGGTAGCAGCGGCGCTACCTGATACCACTGAGGCACTAGTAGGGGGGCCGGGGATAACACCTCGGCCCTCTTGCTTTCTACCCCTTAAAATGCTACACTTTGCCGTTACCCCGGCGATAGAATCGGGGATATAGACGTATCCCCCAAAGCTGGAGATCATCATGTCTCGATTCACTCGCGAAGCCTACCCCGTGGTTATCGTTGCCTCCGTTGGTACGTCGGCTGCCGACTTTGGCATCGACACGGATGGCAGCCTGATCCTCAACCAGGTTGTGGCCACCAGCATCAACGGCATGAATGTGTCGTCGGCCCCGGCCTACCTTCCCCTCAAGAATGCTGCGGGCACCACCTACTACATCCCGGTCTATACCACTATCGCTTGATGGTGACGTATGTCCTGGACAAACATCAAGGCAGTCTTCTGTAGCGTAGTCTCTGCGGTTGTGGTGGACCATCCGAGTCGCCTCCGCAGCCTCTACATGCACAGTGCTGCCTCGGGCACCCTGCGGATCTATGACGGGTCTGCGGCGGTCTCCACCACCGGTCCGCTGCTGCTGCAGGTGGAATTGCCCCACCGCTCAGCGGCTGGCAACCCCGACTCCGTGACCCTCTACATTCCCGACGCGGGCATCCGCTACCAACAGGCGATGTTCGTGCAGGTGTCTGGCGGGGCTGCTTGCGGCCTAACCCTCTTCTACGATTGAGGTCTCAGATGGCTACTTCCCGTGGTGCTGGCGCGGCCCAGCGCGGCTACGAATACAAGGTCTATGCCGAGGGTGGCAAAGTGGATTCTAAGAAGGGCCGGGTTCGGGCTTTTGATTTGGAAGGACGTGAGATCGCATGGCCGCCTAGCAAAGAAGATTACAGCAAGTCCCCCGCTGGAAAAATCGAGTACGACGCTGGGGATAAGCGCACTAGGGCGTATGACAAAGATACTGATGCTGAGGTTGAATGGCCGCCGTCTCGACGCAATATGTCTAAGCCTCCCGTCAATCTTCGAAAGGATACTGGAAAGCCTACGTCAGCCAGTCCCAACCGAGAATACGCCAAGGGCGGCAAGGTTGCCAAGTACGCCAAGGGCGGCTCCTGCCGGGGTATGGGTTCTGCCACCAAGGGTGGCAAGTACACCATCAAGTAAGCCATGGCTACTTCCGGGACCACCAACTTCAGGTTGCCCCTCGATGAGTTGCTGGAACAGGCATCTCTTCGGGTCGGGGGTGAACCCACGCTAGGTACCGAAGCCCGTGTGTCCCGGCGGGCTTTGGACCTTCTTTTCACTGACCTCCAGAATCGTGGCATCCTCCTCCACACCCTGGAGCAGGTGGCCGTTACCCTCGTCACCGAAAACGCAACCATCAGTTGTAGTGCCGACACCCTCGACGTGTTGGACGCGGTGGTGCGCCGCAACGGCACCGACCTCATGATGCGCCGCATCGGGTACGGAGAATACCTCGACATTCCCCGCAAGGAACAGACGGGGCGTCCCACCCACTTCTTCGTCAATCGTCAGCGGGACAACCCCTCGATCTACCTGTGGCCTTCCCCGGAAAATTCCACCGACATCCTCATCTTCTGGAAGATGCGGTTTGTGCAGGATGCCGGAAAACTATCCAACGACCCCGACATGCCGCGCCGCTTCTGGCCCGCGCTGGTGGCGGGACTAGCTTACTACCTGGCGTTGAATCGGGGCCTCCAATTTCCGATGGATCGCCTCGCAATGCTGAAGTCCGAATACGAGGACCAGCTTTCCCACGCTACGGACGAGGATCGGGAGAGGGCCACCCTTCGTATCGTCCCCCGGTATCGGTGACGCATGGGGCAGTATGCGTCAGGCAGACACAGTTGGAGTCTTTGCGACAGGTGCGGCTTTCGCTTCCGCTATCTGCAGATCCGTAACGAGCCGGGGACTGCCTGGCGCGTCTGCAGCACCTGCAACGATGGAGCATTCAACCTAGTCTCCCATCCCCAGAACAAGCCGCCGCCCGTCTTCCCGGATCCGCAGTCCCTACGCTACCCGCGCCCAGATGTCAACCTGGTTGTGGGTAGTGAACCGAATGACGAGCAGCAGCTTCCCATGGACGAAGGCGGACCGGGAGGCCCCTGATGGCACTTGTCAACGGAGATCGCGTCCGCGAATACACTGCTGCCACCGGAGACGGTCTCATCGACTTGCAGGGTGCCGTCCGCACCTATCGCCGGTTTGTGGATGGGGTTGGCGTCGGCAACCAGACCTACTACGCCATCGTCCACTCCCGCCTCGATGAGTTCGAAGTTGGCCTCGGCACCATCCTTCTGGTGGGTGCCCTCTACTATCTGCGGCGCGACACCATCTACGTCTCCAGCAACGCCAACCAGAAGGTCTTCTTCTCCAAGGGGCAGAAGCAGGTTGCCACGATCTATCCTGGCACCCAGATCGATCAGATTGCGGCCAACGTCTCCCTCTCCCAGCAATACGCGGTCCAAGCCTCCCTGGCTGCCGTGGATTCCTCCGTGGCCGCTGTAGCCGCCAGCACCTACCGCAACCAAGCTTTCGACTACGCATCGGCAGCGGGGATCTACGCGGCCAACGCCTCGGTTTCGTATGTCGATGCCGCGTCGGCTGCAGCAGCCGCAGCTTCCATTGTGGCTGGCATTTCGTCGGTAGCCGTAGACGCATCCAACGCGGTGGTCGCAGCATCCCTGGCCCAAGTCTACAAAACTTCGGCATCGGCCTACGCCACCCAGGCCGCCGACGCAGCGTCCGCAGCCCAAGTTTACCTGGTCTCCACCTCCGCCAACGCTACACAGGCAGCGGCAGCAGCATCCAATGCCGCCATCTACAAGGCGTCGGCTGAAGCTTCCTACCTCAATGCCGCGAGTGCCGCCAACGCTGCCAGCATCTCGATGGTGGCCGCATCTTCCTACGCCACTAACGCCCTCTCCTACGCCAACGACGCTCAACTGTATCGGACTTCGGCGGAAGCCGCAGCCTCGGTGGCCAGCGTCCAGGCGGCAGCCGCCTCGGTCTCTCGCGTCTCAGCCAACAACGCCGCATCCATCGCGGTAGTGTACGCCGAACAGGCGTCGGCATCCAGGACTCAGGCCCAAACTGCCGCAGCTTCTGCCGACAATGCAGCGTCCATCGCTGGCGTCTACGCCAACAACGCCTCCATCACTTACGTCAACGTGGTTTCCGTAGCCAACTACGTTTCCGCGCTGGCTGCGGGCGTCTCGTCGGTTGCGGACCAAGTCTCTGCCGCACTGGCGGCTGCGTCTTCCGCCCTCATCTACAAGACTTCGGCATCTGCCTACGCAACCGAAGCCGCAACCAACGCCTCTCTGGCATTCATCTACAAGGCGTCGGCCTCTGCCTACGCAACTGAAGCCGGTACCTACGCAAGCCAGGCTTCAACTTCGAGGGTCTCCGCCAACAACGCAGCTTCGATTGCGGGTGTCTACGCACTCTCCGCCAACAATGCGGCCTCCATCGCGGGAGTATTCGCTGCGTCTGCTTCCGCCTACGCTTCGGCGGCAGCCCGCGATGCCTCCCTCGCCTTCATCTACCGGACATCAGCTTCGGCTTTTGCGACCTCAGCCGCAGCCGAGGCTTCCCTTGCCGCGATCTACGCAGCTTCCGCAAACAATGCCGCGTCTCTTGCCGCCCTCTACGCCACCTCAGCCTCGGTGGCCAACGTGTCAGCACAAGCCGCGTTGTCGGCTCTCAACGCACGTATCACCTACGGTACCGCCGCCCCCACGGGAGGATCCAACGGTGACATCTACTTTCAGTACACCTAATTGATTTATCGCCAACCATCTGTTAGGATACGGGCATGGCAGACAACGTAGGTATTACCCCAGGCACTGGTGCGACAGCGGCAGCCGACGACATCGGTGGTGTGTTGTATCAGCGTGTGAAAGTTACGACGGGTGCAGACGGCGTGGCAGATGGGGATGTCTCATCTACTAATCCTATGCCTATCGCAGCATATGGGGAATTAATCGAGGCCATCGAGGCGATGCGGATGGCTGTGCATTCCCTGACGCGCAGTATCGGTTTCGCCCAGCCAAACCCGTCCGGTCAGCCAATTTTCGAGGCAAGGCAGCCTACTGCCGCAAACTTCTTGGCCACGGTGTCGCAGGGGACGGCAGCCAACCTACAGGCTTCTGTCAACATCAACGCCAACCAGACTCTAACAAACATCACTCAGCTTGGTGGGTATTCCGCCGCGCACCAAATCCCGGCAACGATGGCGATTGCTTGTGAGCAGTTGCGCCGCAACATAACGGTGACATGAATGACCACGACAAACGGCAACCGACCCATTCTCGACCTCAAGCGGTTTGAGTTTTGCTCGGTTCCCCCTGCGGCGTCTGCGGCGGGTTCGTTCATTGCTTCGTCTCGTCACTACAGGCAGTACCAGCTTTTCGTCACAAGCAACACCACGGCGTACTTGTATCTGCCGAGTGAGGATGGGTGGCTCACGTTGGCGAGCCCCGCCTTGGCTGGGACTTTTGGCGTCGGGGCATCCGGCGTTGCGGGGACGTGGTCTACCGGCAGCACGATTGCGGCGGCGTCGCTGACGGCAACCGGCGGGACCACTTCGACGATCATCACCAATCAGACGCTGGCGCGAGACCTCCGAGGGTATTCGGTTCACATCCTCAGTGGACCAAACGCGGGCGTCACTCTTGAGATCCGCCGCAACACTGTCGGGGCAAACGCCACAATTACGGTTGACGCTCAGGCATCAGCGTTCACGGCTTCCACCGTCTACCGGCTCATCACGCCCCGGTGGTACGTTTTGGGGGCCGGTACGCTCGCTTCCGGCAGCTTCAAAGTGTACGACTTTGCGACGAACACTTGGACGACTCTGTCGCAAACCGGGCTTCCCGGCACCATCGGAACCGCTGGCAAGCTTGTCAACACCCCGTCGTGGATCAACACAGGTTACAATCAGTTTGCGACTGGCACTGCCAGCGCCGCGACAGCTACGACCCTATCCGATTCCACGAAGTCGTGGACCGCCAGCCAGTGGGTCAACTTCCAGGTGCGCATTGTCGGCGGCACGGGAGCGGGGCAGATCAGGACCATCACCGCAAGCACCGGCACGCAGTTGACCGTGGCGACTTGGACGGTGACACCTGACGCGACATCCACATACAGCATCGAAGGCAACGACGACTTCCTGTACTACATGGGGAACAACGCGGTTACGCTTTACAGGTACAGCATTTCGGGGAACAGCTGGAGCACCCTGGCCCCCGGAGTCGCGCGAGCGGCTGCCCCTGGAACGGGGATGTCCGGGCATTGGATCTACGGCGTTACCGATTCCGCATGGACATCCGAGTCTGCGGTCATCAATGGCCGACGCATCTACTCGTTCCGGGGCGGCAGCGGGGCCTTGCTCGACTATTA